GCAATGAATGCTGCAATACGCTGCGGTGTGTTAATCTCGTAATCCGGAAGCAATTGACTCAGAGCATGATGCCATTGGTCAATGTATGGATTTTTTGGAAGCAATTCTTTTAATTGTTGTTTTGTCAGTTCCATTTGTAATCCTTATTATTTTACAGAATCAAATATTTCTTTTTGTGCCTTAAACCACTCCATCCACAAATCATTCTTATCACTGCACTTGTGATATTCAAAATAATTATCCGTAACAACCCCAACTACTTCACTTAACTTGGTTGTTCCTTCTTTGATCTGTGTCAGTGGAGGGCAAGGAACCATTAGTACATCAGGTACTTCTGGAAACTTACGCGCCACTGGCACAGTTGTACTACAACCTGCAAGCAGCAAAAGAATCAATAGTTTCTTCATGGTTTTTTCGCTGCCTCGTTTAAGATGCTTATGACTGTGGGATCAAGTTCGCATTTTGCGTCAATAACTTTTTCCCTCTCTTTAATCTTCTCGACAATTCTCTCTCTAGTCGATGTGATCGTTTTGACTCGATCTCTGTACTTCGTTTCAATAACAACATTTGTCTGTCGTGATTTCTCTTCCGCATCTTTCACTTTCTCCTCAAGTTCTGCTACACGTTGTCTCCAATCCTGCTCTACGCTATAGCCTCCTTTCCAATACAAACCAACACAGAAAAGAACAATTGAAACTATCTTGATGATAGTCGCATATGTTTTAACAAAAGGTATTTTACCGCCAATGAAACCTGTCACCATGCCAATTAGTCCAGCGACCAATAGTGCATTGATTATGAAAATTAGAAATGATTCTGGTAACAGATGCATCATCCACATCATGATATCTTAGGCATCCTTCGACTCATGTATGAAATGAATGAAGCAATCTTCTTTTTCTTGACACCAGGTTCACCCTGTGGGGGAACACCAATGCCAGCAATTGCACCACCACCAACAGCATTAGTGGGAGCACCACCTGCCATTCCATCTTCTTGGAGTGGTTTGCAGACTTTATCGGTATTGCACCAATAATATCCAGCACCACATTGTTTTTTAAATTCGTTAGACATAGGTATATTTATAATTGTTATGTTGGATTTGAACCATTGTATCTGGTTGCATAATAATTTGCGTTTTGTAAATGTTCTGCTTGAGTTAATTCTCTCGAATATAAATGTGCCGCAGCAATCTTACCATAAGAGTTGTTACCATTTCCAGCATAACTAAAAATCTGTGGTGTTGATGCATAATCTCTAGTATACTCAGATCCGTTTGAGCCAACCTCAGTACCATTAAAATATAACTTCCAACCCGTTGTTGTATTATAATTCATTGAAACATATATCCACTGTTGATACGGAAAAGTATTTGGATTTGAACTTACTTCAAAATAATTTCCACCATTATTTCCAGCATATAAGTATTGAGTTGATCCTCCCCAAAAAGTTTCTTGATCAATTGAACCTATTAGATTACTAAAAAAACTATCAACTGACCAAACTACTGCACCTTTACTATAGTTAATGTTTGCAGGAAATATATTACCTGCTGCAATTGCACCATTATTTCCTGGAGAATCCCAATACGCTGTGTCAGTGCCAAGATTGTATATCGTTCCCGATCCAGCACCGTTTGGGTCTGCAAAAAACTGAAAATCATTTCCATTACCACTACTATCAAGCCAAACTGTACCCGATGCATAGTTTCGCATATCTAGATTGAATATCAAACTATCAGTAACTATTCCAGAACCAGCGGGTGCATTAGCATCCACATAGATTCCATTACCGATTGTTATTCCTGGTCCGATTATCATTTTAGTGTTCTAAGTACATCTGCGACAGGCATGTCGATTGATATGTCAGATGATAAGATATCTTTTCCATGTATTCCTCTGACACGATCTGGCATAAGATTAAGAAAAATTAAGTATGTTTTCAATACACTGAAATCATCTTTTGACATACGAAAAAATAACAATCTGGTCGTGACTTCTGGTCCGAACAGATTGTTTAATACTACTATATGATTTAAAATGAGACGTTCACGCATCTCACCGTGTTTACGATATCTTCGGAATAATCGTTTGAGATAATTTAACCGCTTCATATCTTCAGTAAACTCACTCATTATACAGTTTGGTTTATCGTATGCTTTTGCAGCATATAACAAAACATTTTCATCGGTTAAATTTTCAAATGACATTATTCTTCGCTATCTTCCTCCACATCCGATAGAATCTCTTCGATGCCTTCATCATTTGTGATTTCGGCATGGAATTCGTAGTTACCCTCATCGGTGAGATAATAAATGAAATACAGATAAACTCCAGCATCTAATTCATATATGCTTTCATCACCATCTGTATCTAAATCTTCAAATGCAGGAAAATCTATACTGTAACGTGATAGAACTTTTCGCATTCGTTGAACACCACCCTCTGGTGTCATCATGACTGTACTATCTATCTCAGCCTCTAAAGCGTGATTAATCTCCGTTCTGACTTTTAGATCAGAGAACGGAGATTCCTCTACATGACTTTGAAGATAGCTTTTAAAGTTCATTCAATTATGGATATGGATGACCACCAGAATCGCCAGTGATTGAACCCATTGCTACCAGAGTTTCTTGCTGTACACGATTAGCACGACCACCCATAGTAATAGTGAATGATGCATTACCTTGATTAGCAGTCGCAACTGGCGTATTAGCATATGAACCACCACTATTAATTGTGACGTTTACTATGTAACCAGCAGAGTTGACATAAATTTGTGCATTCGCAGCAGTATTACCAGTTGTAAGATCACCAGCACCAGCAGAACCGCCAGAGAATGTGATATAACTGTTTACTGCAACAGAACCGCTGTTTGCTACGATTGACAAAACTGGACCAGTGAAGGCACGACGAGCAATCCAACCAGAATGTGCGCCAGAGTGTGTTTCTACTGATACATCTGCAATTTCTGTGGTATCGACAGCAAATACACCCATCGCTACGTTTGATTCTGTAGCACTGATTGTGGCGTTGTTGAATACCTGAGTGATCTGTGCATTGGCTACGTTAATCGAAACTTTGTAACCACCTAGACCAGAGAAGTACGGTGCGTTGTTAGACGCATCTAAATTTCCCCAAAGTGACATGTGTTTTCTCCTAAAAAACTATTTGATTGATTATTTATGTTATTCTTTAAGTCTTATGAATCTCGCTTGACAACTCAGGGTCTTTCTGAAACTTATCTGGACCTTCTGACTTCTTACCTTTAGCAGCATCCTTGACGATCTGTGCTCGACGAGACATGCCTTGCTGCTTACCCTTCATTTCTCCTTCAGTTGGTTCCTGTGCAGATTCCTTCTTCATTGCTGGAACACCCTTACCTGGCACACAATTGGGAACAGTACGTCCATTCTTTTGTTTGGTGCCAATCATCTTGTAATCCTTCCAACACGGATCGGAATCTTCTTGAACTGCGTCTTCTTTACGGAAACCGTGATGTTTGAATGTTTCATAAGAATTGGGACTAATCTTTTGCTTGATATTAGTGCCCTTCTTAACAATAGTAATAGGATCACCTAAAGCTTCTTTTAATTTTGGATGTGTTTGTTTCAACTTATTCCCCAAATTGGTTAGAGCAGCTTTTAATTTTTTCTGATGTTCAGTTTTAGGATGGAATGGTACATTCTCCAATTCATTACCATCCTTTGGTTCAGGATTTCTGTCATAGTTGTAAATATTTCCACGACCACCAGTACCACCAAGTTTAACTGCTTCTTTCATTGATGGTACTGAAGTAATTGATTTGAATGGTTTTTTAACTGGACCGGATTGGAACCGACCTTGTTTAACTAACTGTTCATCCATCACTTCTTCGGAAACATGTGATGATTTTAAAATACCTTTGATCAAAGGTGCTTTTAATTGTTTATGTCGCGGAACAGCAATTACATTCTTAGCTTTAGGATGTTTGTAGATATCATGACCACCAGATGTACGAGCAATAGCCCAACCTTTCGATTTAAGGTGTGCATGTACATCACGTGTCTTCATACTGGATTCTGGCATCTCATCAAGTTGTTCGACTTCTTCTCGTTTTAATCTTTTTTCAGCAGCATCAAGACCTTTATCTCTTTTATCACCTTGATCTGAATGATATCTGGCTTTGTCTGCTGCTTGTCCGGCTTCTTTTGGCCAAGGTTTTCTATCACGTATTGAAAAAATATTTGCTTTCTGAAGATGTGTGTCTCTAACTTTTATCGCTTTAGAAAATTCTTTATTATGGTCAGCATAATCTTTATCTGCTTTAGCTTTATAACTAGAAAGAGTTGATTTACTCAACTCATCAAGTTGTTCAACTTCTTCTTCCATCTTACCTTTATGCTTTCGATCACGAACATATTGAATTGCTTTCTTAACATCTTTATGTTTTCCTGCGCCAGCAGTCTTAGCATTCTTAGCCACAAAGTTACGTGGTTTAAGTTCTGTCTGCTTCTCTTCTTTCATTGAATCAATTTCTGCCTGTTTCTGCGCTGCCATCTTTTTATATTGAGATGGATCAGGCAACCCCTTTGCTTTGCGGATTGCCTGTTGTGATTGATGAAGACGTTCAGCAGCAGTAGGTGTAGGCTCTTTGATGTTGATTTTGATTGGTTTGGGTTTTATTGGCATATTTCACCTATTTTTTTAATTTTTCTTCTATCGAGATTTAGTTTATCCGAAGCATCTTTTATGCTGCTATAGATTACACCCTCAATTTTTATTTTTTTAGAACTACCTTTAGGATGATTACTTATAGCATTATGTATTTTACCTGGTTTCTTTGACCAATGATTTTTTCCAGTAAACTTCTCAATGACTTCAGGTAAATGCATCGCATTTATATCACCAAAAAGTTTCTTTTTATTGTTATGTTCTCTTCTAGACCAATGATTTATGCCTGACATTTTATCCTTGACTTCAACCTTACGCATCGGATTGTCATATTTCATCATTTCCATTCGTGCTTCTTGAATACTTATTTGTCCTGAAAGAGTTTTCCAAGCAATTTTGTCTTGCCAACATCCTTGTTCTTCCCATAGTTTTTTATGGGCTTCAGCATGTTCTTCAATAGTCAATTCAATGAGATTGGATGGGTCATTAGACCCACCCATATGTTTTGGAACAATGTGATGTTTATGTTTCATTACGACTTCTTCTTAGCCATAGATGTGGCTGTGGCGTACATTACTGACTTTGCCTTATCGCCGTAACGAGCTTTGAAACCGGAAAGATTCTTCTTCATTGATTTGACAGTATCTTCTTTCTTTTCTGTTTCAGCAGCGGTCAGATGACGTTCATCGAGTTCAACTTCTTCTTGCTTTACTGCTTGAACGGATGCTTTAGCAACTTCTGCCTTCTTACCTTTACCTTCGGCTTTTGCTTTCTGTGCATTAACTTCTTTGGTAAAAGTTTCGTTGTCTACTTCTTCAACAACAGTCTCAACAAAACCATTAACATCATCAGCATCAAGGAGTTCAACTTCAGTGTCACCAAACTTTACTGACTTGGTATTCATCATTGAAAGAACTTTAAGACCGTGCTCGTTGTACAACTCAAGCATTTCAGTCATGCTTTTCTTTTCGTCTGACTGTTTGCTGCCGCCATATGCCTTACCTGGCTTCTTACCAGCACTACCACTTGGTTGTGGCTTATTCTTATCTTTCATGTACTTGTCCATGTCATCAAAACCTTCTTCGACTTTCTTCTCGGTCTTCTCTGGCTTACGTGAATATGCAGTACCTTTGTCAGTTTTCTTTTTCTCAAAAGAACTTTCTTTGTTCTTATCTTTCATGTACTTGTCCATGTCATCAAAACCTTCCTTGACACTACCAGGAACTGGAAAGTAACCATGCTTTTCATAAGTTTTGACTGCTGTAGCAGGAATCATCAACTCTTTGCCTGATTTCTTGTTACGTACATGAACCTCACCACTATCCTCTTCCAACTCAACTGCTTCGGATGTTGGTTTGTAGTTCTTCAAACGGTTATAAGCATTGGTCATGCCCTTGACATCTTTCTTGTCAGTTGTTGGCTTTTCCATCTTTTTCATAACATACGATTTAACTGTAGACTTGCTCAGTTCATCGAGTTGTTCAACTTCTTCTTTGCGTAATTTTGCCAATACTGCTCCAGCAACTTTTTTGCCACTTTCTGCTGAACCATATTCTTTACCAGCTTTAGCAGCAATCTTAGAAAATTCTTTACCCGGTTTACCAATATCTTTGCCAGCACGTGCTGATTTTGCCGAATAAGATGCTTCATCTAAATCTTGCACATCTTCCTTCATCTTACCTGCAAATTTGGCGGCTTTTAAACGGCTGCCCCAGACTTCATCTTTTGATGATTCTATTTTGCCATCACCATCATAATCTTTTTTAGCCATTTTTTCGGCTTCCATGATTTTGGCTGCTGCTTCTGCTACACTTTTCAGTGATTTATCGTTAAAAATTGACATCTAAGTCTCCTATTTTATTTTTTAGCAATTCCATTTACGCAAGGCTAACGCTTTACGAGTTGGTTCTCCATCTGGTTTTTTCATTGGTCCATCTACGCCACCCATTCTGGCGCAAAATGATTTTCTTCGGTTCGCTGCTTTAGAACCCACTTTCAATTTACTTGGCTCTGTTGTTACAGCCATAGATAACTTTGAACCTGGATGAGCAGCACGATACGATTCGATACCTTTGCGATTTAGACCACCTTCAGAATTTTTTCCTTCTTTACGTGTCCACGCTTCAGTTTCAGTAATGAATTCTTTAAATGACATCATACGTAATTCTTCTTTTTAAATGAAAGTAAACTAATACCTTTTTTCTTTAACTCATCTTCTTTTTGATCCCCAATAGATGCACCTGTCTCATCACCAGTTAATTCTTTGATAGGCACAACCTGTGTTGCCTTACCTTTCTTACTTAACTTTTCTCCCATGTCACGTGCAGGAGATTCACCTGCACCCGCCATAGAAATGCCTGGCTCTATCCCTTTGTCGATTGACTCTTGGATTTTCTTGCTCCAGTTTTCTTTGATTTGGTTGAAGGAGATTTTGGTGCGGGTTTGACTTCCGCTTCCGTTGTAGGACTCACTGTAGGGTTTGTCGAGGGCTGGCTTTTCTCTTCGTTTAGTGTTGGTTCTACCCTTTGATAATTCTGCGGCGGTAGTGGCTGGAACAGTTTGAGAATAGACTGAATCCATTGAGTTAAATTCGTTAGCATAGAGTTCATTGATGTTTTCCTCTTTAAGTTTGACAATGTAGCCTTTGGGATGTTTGTGAACCTCACCGTTTTTCACATGAGCTTCTTTTGCTGCTGAATTGCGTAAAACAAATACACGAATGTTGCCGTTCCTGTCAGTAATATGTTTATCTTTCGGAACATTTTCATTTAAGAAATTTTGGAATTCTGTATCAAAATTTTCTTTCTTAACATCTTTTGGTAATTTTGATTTAGATTTAATATCCGTCAATTTTTGTTTTTGAACAGTTTTCATACCAACATTACTACCAGAACTTCCATTAACTGGAACTCTTGGTGTAAGTGGTTTTTTATTTGTAATTTCCACTAAACTGTCATGAACGGAACGGTGAGTAACTTTACCATTCTTACCGTAACGACCAAAACCGTAATAAACTAATCCCAACTCACGGGCTTTATCGCCAGCATTTGAATTCGGATGTGGTTCAGCTTTTTTATTAATAGGTGCTGTGTCTTTACGAGACATTTCATTCGCAACCCATTCTTTGGACTGTTTATTCTTTGGTTTAGCATTTACAAATTTAGCAACATCTTTGTAGATTGCTTGCAACTCTTTATCTTTTTCGTCTTTGGTTGCTTGATCTATATTTCTAGCATCAAAGGAATTGTCAAATTCAACATAGTTATCACGAAACATTTTTGCTAGTTCAGGTCTTGCAGACTGTACGGCATCCCATTTTTGTTTACGAATATTTTCTGGAACAGTACGACCACCACGCTGACCACGTTCAATATTTCTACTTTGAGACACTTCATCATCAGTATTGACCATTACACATTTAGTTTCGTATCCCATCTTCTCAAGTGTTTTCTTGATTTTTTTATACTTTTCGGGATCGTCACCTGTACCATTAATGATCAAACCATTACGACCATGAAGTGCTAATCGCTGACGGAGTTCTGTAACATTCTTGGCGCGTTTACGTGCTTCATTACGCTGTGCTTCTTCATTGTCTGGCATCCTCTTATCGAGGTCTTCCTTATCCATCAAATACTCAAGTGCCTTGTCGGAATTAATTTCCACAAGACCGTGACCATCTAATGTGTTATTAAGGACGTAATCTTTACCAGAGCCTGGACCGCCAGCCAAAAAGACAGCTTTGAAAATGCCCTTATCGTGGACACCTTCAAGTAGGGTATCTTTTAAAATCTGATTGTAATTTTTTTCTGAATCCATATCTCTATTGTATAAAGTAGAGGCGGGATAAATGGACGGAATTCGTTTACCGAATTCGTATTGACATGCCTCTATAGCAGTTTTTTATATTTAGGCATTAATAAATTTCGGTCAAACCAGTACCTGCCATGATTCCTTGGCAGTGGATCGTGTCTAATTCCACCAGTAAGTCCTTGTTTATATTGACAAAATGAGCATGTTCCGTGTCAATATGGGTTTGGGTAATTAGGTTAACGTTCAGGGAACACAAATTCATGTAGTTATCTATCAGAGTTGGACAGAATGAATACATGCGGGTGATTAACAGGTCTGTGGCAAACTCTTTACGGGAATCTGCTATCCAAGTTGGCATTCTGGTCTTAAACACATACTTACCAGTATGATTGTGTTCGGTAATATCAAACCCATCAGTCAGGATAGTGCGACCAGACAGTTTTACTATTCTGTTGACCGTTTCTATGATTTTTTTCAGTCCTTCATCATGCTGCAACAACAACATGGTTTTAAACAGTAAAACATTCTCTGCTTCACTCTTTCTACCTGTGGATGAGAACTGAAGTATTTCTTTATCGTGTGAGAAATCCGCAAAGAAATTTACATAATCGCGGAGTGCTTTGACTTTTTCTTCTTCAATCTTGTTGGGGGAGCCATCAACCATCAGCACCAGCGCATTGGGCATTTTCTCACGAAGTGACTTGAGTCCATCGAGTGTTTGATTGAAACGATCTTCACGATTGATGATGCCCATCTCCGGATTCAAAGCAGAGGTGACAATGAATAACGTTTTGTTTTTTACAGGTGCCATTCTGTACTCGGAAACATTTTAATTGTTTTGTATTCTACAAATTCAGTTTTACAGATATATGAAATCAGGTTAGCAATCTCTTCTGGTTTCATGAACATACCTGGTACATTGTTCGGATTGCTTCTCTGCATCGGTGTCTCAATACTGCCAGGATGAATGCTAGTAACATAGATTCCACGACCCTGTAACTCTTTACCTAGCACACCCGCAAATGCTGTGAGTGCATGTTTGGATGCACTATAGATTGCTTCATGCTCTATCTCATACAAACCAGAAACTGAATTGATAAAAAAGATTCGTGAATATGATGGCATCCACTTCAATGCTTCATTGGTCACATACATAGCACCTTTGACATTTACATCAATCACTTTATCAATTGCTTCATGATTTTGTGCTGCGAACTTTCCGCCAGTAAACACGCCAGCATTGTTGACTAGAATATCTGTGTGTTGGTCTATCTGTTTGAATGCCAATTTAACTTCATCAGGTTTTGATATGTCACATTCAATCCACGTAAAATCTTCTGGAAATTTCAAGAACTTTTCTGGTGGTTTACTGCGCGATAAACCATAGACACGATAACCATCATCCATCAATTTACGACAAATCTCTTCACCTAAACCATAACTGCAACCTGTCACTACAGCATTTTTCTTACTCATGATAAGTCCTAAACAGTGAGATTGCGTATTCCATTTCCGATTTTGTGATATCATTCACAATTTTATAATTACCCACATATATTGGCAACGGTGCAAACTGATTACCATTTCGATGCTTGGTCGCATCGGCTAAACTTTGTTGAAGCAATTCTATCTTCGTGAAATCTTCATGATATGTTTTTAGTTTCAATCGTTTTGCTAGATTGAATATTCGATTGAGAACACTCTGACCTATGTAACCACGCAGACATGCAATACACGAACTGTACAGGCAATCAAGTGCTACTGCTTCACCATGTAGCAACATGTTATCTTTTGTGAAGTATGGAGGATTATCGGGATCAAATGAATCTTTAACATTTGCCATCTCAATCACAGGACTAAAAGTGTGACCAAAGTCTACACATCGATCTAGTTTCTTTTCCCACAGATTATGACCAAGTTCAGCAATCATGTCCGTGATAGCAAGATTGATCACACGAACAGGCACTGCGCCATGCTGAAACTTCTCATCAATTAATAGTTCAGCATTCTCTTCAAGCAAAATAAATAACTCTGGTGATTTGATAACTGCTAACTTGAATATCTCAGCAATACCATTGACAATCTCACGTTCACTTTGTGTCTTGATAAACTTCTTGTCAATCAATGTTGCAATTGGTGGATAGTATGCGCCAAGTCTATTACGTCTTTCAAAATGATTGACTGCAACTTTTGACCCTACCGATGCATCAACGATGGCCAGTAGAGTAGTTGGGACTTTGACGTATGGGATTCCACGACGATATATGCTGCAAGCAAAGCCAACAATATCAAGCAAGACACCACCACCAATGGCGATAATCGGTTCACGGCGTAATACTCCTTCATCTTCAAAAAATCGTAAAATATAATCTGCATCTTCCCATTTCTTTTTCTCTTCATTAGTATCAATTACTAACATAGAATATTTGACATTGTGGGAATTAAAGTATTCCATCAGTTGTGCAGCATAGAACTTGTGTACATTCTTATCAATGACAATCATTACTCTACCATTTGTTTGGTATGATAGGAGATCGTGGTTTGCAGGATTAAAAATATCAGCAGAGTATGTCAGTTTGAACTCTACTGGTAATTCTGTTTTGACAGTCCAAGTCCGTTTGAACTTGTCGTAATCCATCATAAAATCATTCATCTAAAAACCTTACTTAACAAATAACACGCATGAACATAAAAGAACTTTGCTTTCTTCATACTATCTATATTACCTGCCAACACTTTGAATGGAAGCATACGAATAAACTGTGTTGCTTCAAACACATCTACAATTTCCTTCGTTCTTGGTTCGACAATTCCAGACTCAAAATGAGAGTTAAAGGTTTCAAAATTCTTTGGTATCTGCAACCTATGAGTTACCGAAACACCACCTATGTCTACAATATTATCATTTATGAATCCATAGTGACTACGTGAACATTGTAAAACCTGTGCATAGTCTAAGAATCTAGAATCGATCATACTTTCATCATACACATCAATAAACACCACACGATCTTCTTCAAACGAATATAGAATGTTTTCTAATGTGGGATTACCATGAATGTTTTCCTCTTGCACAAGCGTCAACTCAGAGAAGAAATTCTCCATTTCATGTACATAAGCACCGATGCCTTGAACAATTTTACCATTGTATTCATACGTTCCATGAGCATGAAAGTTGGCAAACTCTGGTATCACTAAAGCGTCTTTTAATTTCTGCCATACTTCTTCTTCAAAATATAGTTTACCTGCACCTGGTATTGGATCATGTGTAACTGAATGAAGTTGATTCAACCCCTTCCATACTGCTTGACTGATACGGAAGATTTGTTCATCAGTCAGAGTGTCATTAGCAAGAATGGTTTTGATATCACGAAACCCTTTCATGTATTCCATCTTGAATCCTGCTGTGGTGCCATCAACATTCACACCAAGAACTTTTGGAAACAGATTAGGATAAAGTGTGTTGTATCGTTGGAGTTTCTTCATTTGGGAATACCAACGAACAAAACCATACTCACGATTCTTATCACGAACAATCTCTTTACATACCAAATCGTGCTGTGGCAATCTATAAGTTTGGCTTAATGAGCCACCCTTCAAAGGAATAACTATAGTCATTTTGCACCTAATGTTTGTCGTGCTATCTCAATACCATATTCTTGTGGACTACCAAGCACAATCGTTTCTTGATTGTTTCCAAGACCATTCATAAACGCTTTTCTACCTGCACCAATCATATTTTGAATAACATCTGCGATATACAGTTCATGATCTTTTTGTATCAGAGAATCATAGTAACTCATGTACATACTTGCTGTTAGAAACCCATAGAGTCCTGATGATGCATAAGGAGAGATTTGTTTCTTCTCTACAATCTCCAATACAGTTTCCTCAAATGCACGAACATATGAATACTTTGGTGAGTTTCCAACAAACACATCAATGTATGCATCATAATAATCATTCATCGTATCGCCAATCAATTCCAAAGAACGACCTGCAACAATTGTATCTGCATTATGAATGAATGTGGGTATGTTGTCATCATACAGTTGTCCGATGCCCACAGCAGCAGTATGTGCTTGACCTTTGGTGTCACCGATGTATAGAATGTTCTTCTCATCCAATCCAAATGGTTTGATTGTTTCGAGCAATTGATCTTTGAAATAAACATCACGTTTATTAGCAACAAGAACTGTTTGATAGGGTTCACCAAAATTTTTCAGGATGTCATGAATGATAGTTGTGCCATTCCAAGGCAACAGATACTTTGGAATATCAAAGCCAACGTCATGAAAGCGGGTGTTGTAACCCGCCATACAGATAACTAAGTTAACCATTTCTGAAAGTCTTCCCTAATTAGAGAGTGTGGTGTTCCGTTGTATTCGCCGGGTGGAAATGGATGATTAATGTCACAGTATACTAGATTCTCACCAACCATTTTATACTTCTTCCAATTAGCACTCATGAAATCTTCACACATATACTGCACACCAGCATTATAAAACTCATCAATGTGGTTGTAGCATTCTGCATAGTTATCCATATTCTTGGAAGATGAGAATGCAAACTGATCGTTACCAAAATCTTTGGTTGGTACCATGCGACAGTTTGGAATATACAGTTTACTGTTATCTAATTCGTCAAATGGTATCTTTGCGTTGATAGCAAAGTCAAATCGTGATCGAATCACCCAATCAAATTCTATATTGTTTTCCAATTCATACTGAACTTTTATCTGATTGCACCCCTGAATTGCATATAGTTGTGCATAGGTTGACATGCGACCATCTTTAACTTTCCAGTTTGGTGATGGTGGTGGTGTTCGTGTGTATTTGGACAAATCTTCTTCAAGCGGGTCTTCAGCAATAGCTAATTCAGGTTTATACAAATCTATCATTTCTTGATAGAAATCCATATTCTCCTGAGTCCATGTGTGAAAGAACACAGTCACATCGTTACCATCAAGAATATTCTTCTTGTGGAATTCGTAACCAGCTTTTACGCTACGTGCTTGTCCAGACAAACATAATGCTATCTTCATAGCTCACGCCCCACGTTTGCTTTGTTGTCCACGATACCAAATGTTTTCAATGCTTCTCGTTCATATACAACCATGCTGTTATAGAATGCCACAGAGTATAAGCATTGATAGTTTGATAGAACTTCTGGCATCATTGGTTGACCTTGAAAGTGTTGTTGGTTCAAGATATCTGTGGTACGTTTAGAATGTTCTAAGAAGGTACCAGCACCACGGAATGTACCACCCCAAGGTTGTGGCCAGTAACTTGTATGTGTATCTTCACAAATGAAAACACCACCAACGTTTAGTCTTGGAAATAGTTTATTCAGTGTAGTAATCTGATGCTGCATTACATGTGAGCCATCGTCAATCACAATATCAAAACCATTTTTATCTGCTAGGTATTGATCCCAAAATTGTGGATCACCTTGGTCACCCATAACAATATCTACTTTACCATCATACACATAATTTTTACATTCTTCATTGATGTCCACACCAATGACTTCGGTACCTTCACCGAAGTATTTCAACCACATTTCGATTGAACCCCCACCAAGAACACCAATCTCTAAGATTCGTGGTTTCTTACCAACAAACTTACCTAAGTGTCTTTCGTATACATCAAAGTAACCAGACCATTTAGTGCAGCCTTTATCCAATTCCCAAAAGATTTCTTTTAATTTATTTGTCGTCATTTCAAAACTCACTTTTTATAAATAAGGGTGTAGGTCACGGAACGCCAATTCCTACCTACTCTAACGCTTATAGGAGCCATCAGCATGATTATATATTCAATCTACAAGGTTGTCAATAAAGTAAACGGTAAAGTTTACATCGGTTTCACATCTAATTTTGACGCTAGAAAAAAATCCCATCAAAAAAGTATAAAAAATCCAAAATATACTAGCGTTTTCCACAACTCTCTCCGAAAATATGGATGGGAATCTTTTGAATGGAAAGTTATATATCAATCCAAAGAAAGAAAACACACTTTAGAAGTTATGGAACCTCTATTCATTGAGCAATATAATTCGTTCAATGATGGATATAATATGACTTTTGGTGGAGAAGGTAATCTTGGTTTTTTCCACAACGAAAAAACAAAAGATATTATAGGTTCCCGCACCAGAGGTAAAAAATTACCAGAAAGTCATAAACAAAAAATATCAAACTCTCATCTAGGCATCACTCCATCAAAAGAAACTCGTTCAAAAATGAGTATAACTAGAAAAGGACGAAATTGGTATAATAATGGAGTAAAAAATACTCAATCAAAAACTCATCCGGGTGATGGATGGGTTCGTGGTAGAATTACTTATCATCATATTTCTTGCGAATAATATCAGCAAAATCACATCTATCATACTGATGAACGATAGTATACTCTATTCCTGTCGATGTTACAACTTTATCATCTTCCATTTTTGGTGATGGTTCGAGCAAAAATGGACGGAACTGTTCTATTTTGCTTGGATCGGCAGTTGTACCTAATTGACATGCCCATCCATCTTCCGATTTAGAATAAATGGAAGATTTCAAATATGGGTGTCGTGAAATTAGAAAGTTGAAGGTAGATTGGTCACAGATTTTGATTGGACGATGGAGACATGATGCAAAAATATTCATCATCAAATCTCTCATAGCATATCCACGACCAGCAAGAACGCCTACATTGAAGATAGTATGATTCTTGAAGTCCTCATATATCTGTGGTCCAAATGTTTCTAAAAGATTCTGATTACCCCACGGTTCATCTTTATACTTCATACTCTCAGATGAGAATACCAAATCTTCGACTCCTTCTGCTAAATTCTCTTCTAACCATTTAGAAGGATTTCTCTGAAAAACCACATCTTTGACATCGGTAGTAATCACATACCGATATTCATTATCTTTAAGAAGTTGGTAGATATGGAAGAATCTCTCAACGTGTACCATCATTTGAGAGTTGTATGTTAGATTGCCGTTGGCATCTTGATTGAATGCAATGATAGAAAAACCAGAATCAGAAATCTTCTTCACGGTATCTTTATCACAATTCATGAGAATCAGGACTTTATCACCTTCAAATCCTGATCTGTTGATGGAATTTACCCAATACTTCAATTTCGACCAATCATAATTCGTCGCACAACCCACGATCAAATCTTTCATTATAACTCCATTAAAAATTATTCTTTAGACCACTTACCCATAGGACATTCTGCTCCAGAAAGTCTTACTTTGAATGGCATGAAACACTTACATTGATTACATCTTCTTATTTTACTTATTTGATCACATTCAAGACATATTGCATATCTTGTTTTTGCAAAAGGTAACTTTTCAACTTCTGCTTCTTCACTGTTCAATAACTCATCACTAATATGATTAGACATTCCTAATTCGTATTCTTCTTATATATCTCTACGCTCTGACCAGGTGTATCTTGCACATACTTTTGTACTGACTCTGGTCTACCCCATTCACCAGCACCCGCCTTGGATACAAATTCTTGTTTGCCCTGTAGGTCTTTGATATATTCTTTGAATGTTTTCATACAGCAAAAGATGAACCGCAACCACAAGTTGCTTTAACGTTGGGATTACGAATAGTGAAATTAGAACCCATCATATTTTCCGTATAATCTATTTCTGCTTCAGTCATATATTGCATACTAATACTATCTATAACAACCCCAACACCATCTTTTTCAAATGTGAAGTCATCATCGGCTGGTGGTTGTTCTTCCATTGAGAAACCGTACTTGAATCCTGTACAACCACCACCTTCAACAAATACACGCAATTTAAATGATGGGTCTTCAGCATCGATGATGTTTTTAATTCTTTTTGCTGCTGCTGGTGTAATAGTAATCATTTTTTCTTCTTTATTACTGGTTTAGCTGGAGTCTTATCTTCTTTAAAGAGTTCGACATGTTTTGGTGGTTCTGGTTTAAGCATGTTTTTAAACATCAAAACAACTCTTGGTTTTTCTCTTTCAGTTATTATCTTGACTGCTTCCAGCTTAGATTCATAGCTTTTAGCACTATCTAAAAATTCTTCAGGTACTGAAAGTTTTTTCTTCTTAGGTTTTAATGCGTCTAACTTTTTCCTAAATTCTTCTTGTTCGTCGCTCATTATCCACGTGTAAGTGAAAGTATCTTTTGTATTTGGGTTTCGACTAATGCTTTACGGTTTGGCCAGTAAATATACTCTTTGTCTGATGTCTTCAGCAATTTAGTGAAAAATGGTAAAACTAGCTTCTCCACTTCTGCCAGCCTATGTTTGTAAGCTTCCGCTGTGTCTGCGGTTTCAGTAATAACAGCATTGTATTCTGCTTCCGATACCGCAGAAAAACCAAAATCGTCTTCACCATATTCGGCTAATATCTTGTTAATGTCGTATGCCATTCACTTCTCCTTTACTTTATTTATACCTTGAAACCGCCAAAGTTTTTGGTTCGACGTTCCCGTTCACCAAAGGAATTCAAAGGTTTGTCATCGACTTGTCCAGCATCCACTAAATCTTCCTGTGCCACCTGTTCAACATCGTACAACTTCATCTTGGCACGATCAATACCAATCACAAACCTCTTAAAATAGTTTGGATCATTGTATCGATTCTTTAATTGTTTTACCATTATTTGATTCATCTGCTGTAGTTCTTCAGTTGAAATCAAGGCAAACATGAAGTCTGCTGTTGCTGGTAAACCAAACGATTCTGACGTATCTTCAAGACCAGGATCGGAACTGGTAAATCCGGAACGAGTAGTTTGTGTAGCAGAAACAATCGGCACATTAAACTCTACAGCCAGACCACGTAACTCTTCAGCAATAGCCTTGATGTAGCTGTATGAATTTACGTTGGCACCTGCTTTAATTCGTGCAGATGAACAAATGTTCAAGTAATCGATGAAGATAATACTTGGCTTGAAACTCTTTTTGAGTTGAAGTTCATTCAGTAATGCACGGAAATGTAATGTTGATGCAGATGCTGTTGGATATTCTTTGATGATAAGTTTACCCTGTGTTTTTGAACACAGTGCTGTGAACTTACGATCATAGTCTGTTTTACTCATGGTATGTAAATCAGATATATCAATGTTCAGCAGGTTAGCATCAATTCGTTCAGCAATTCTTTCTTCTGCCATTTCTAATGTAATGTACAGAACATTCAATCCCTGTGACATTGCTGATGCAGCCACGTGACACATGAATAAAGATTTACCCACACCTGTACCAGCAAGTGCAATGTTTAACGTTTTGTTTGGTATACCACCCTTAGTGATCTTATTAAAGATGTCTAAGTCGAATGGTATTTTCGTTTCATGACGATGGTAGAAGTCAAACCGACTGCTGTAGTCATCGATGTAATCATGCCCCACAGATGAATCGAATGAAACCCCAAGTGCATCACTCAACAGTTTTGGTATTGAACCTTTTGCTTGCTTATCTACTTTATCATCAAGAATACGAACTGATTCCATGATGGCATTATAGATTGCTTTATCTTGACAAAACTTTTCAGTCTGATCGGTTAACCATTCTGTATCTGTAGGTTCATCTTTGTTTGCATTGATTTCACGGATCAGTTCAATCGCACTGCGAACTTGATCTTCTGTTAACTTTTTAGATTCTGTAAAATTGATTACGAGTGATTCGTATGTGGGTAGATGTTTATAATGATTGATGTGTTCGTCTATTTCCGTGAACACATTCTTTTCTGTAGAATCAGAAAAATATTCTAGCTTGATAAACGGTAAAATTTTACGTGCAAATTCCTCATTGTATATTAAATTCTTGAGAATCGTGGTTTCTAATCGTTTCATTGGATTGCTTCATCAAAATGTCTGTTAGTATGTCACCGATCATTGTATGAAATTCTTTATCAATTGTCAAATCATGAACGGTGAAATTCGGTGTATGCTCAATGGTATAGTCGAAGTATAATCGAGCAAATTCACCTTCTTCGATTACCTTTGCTTTACCATAATGATACAGGACACCAGCATACGTTCCTTTCAGTATGCCGATGCCTGTTATCTGCTCATCCTCAGATGGTATAAATTGATAGTCTATACCTTCTTTATACCCCACTTGCTTCCTCTTCCAAAACGTCATCTTGTCCAAGAATGCTACTATACGTGATCTCATATCGTTTCCTTACATATTCTTTAAATTTCTCACTAGCAAGAATATCATTCCAAAACTCTGCATTCTGCGTATCGTCAAATCGTTTCTTGTCACCAATCTCACCCGTCTCTTGGTCAACTTTTGCATACCAACCATTCGATGGTTTCTGTACAAAGTTTCCTTCAAGTGCAATATCCATCAGACCAGAATACTTTTGAATACCACCATCAAATGATACTGCTACTGGTATTTTTGACTTCTCACGAACAAACCGTGATTTCTCAACGTTAATAATGAAGTTGTATCCTGTAATTTCTGTTCCGGTTTTTTCTTGTTGGCGACCAAGAATCCAGATTGTATCTGCCGAGTAATAAGAACCTGTGCCACCACCAACGATGTCTTTAGGATATAAACCAATTTCTTTGTATGTGTGATTCACAACGATCATCGGAATATCTTTCATCGTCAGATGTGGTGTAACCATACGGAACAAACTCTTGATCTGTTTTGCACGACTCATGTCTGCTACAGTTTTACCTTCGATAGAATCATCAACTTCTTTCTTCGATGCCAGATTACCAATAGAATCAAGAATGATGATAACCTTATCTTCTTTACCAATCTCTTGCATCTGCACCATGATGTCATGTTTCAATTGTTCAACATCAGTGATCGGTGTGTGAAGAACACGATCAGTATCAATGTTAAATGTATCAAAGTACGCCTGTGGTGTACCAAATTCTGAATCATAAAACAAGACTACAGCATCTGGATACTTCTTCATGTATGCTGAAGCCATCAACAAAGCAAATGCTGTTTTGAAGTGTTTAGACGGACCTGCAAACATAGTCAATCCTGGTGTCAGACCACCATCTAAATTACCAGATAATGCCACATTAATCATAGGCACCTCTGTTTGTATCATATCTTTCTCAGTAAAGAACTGAGACTTTGCAAGTATCGACGAATCTTTAATCGTCGATCCCTTCTTCAATCTATCAAGAA